ATGCCGATGATGATATCACGAACGAAACCTTTGCTGGTCAAGGAACATATACCGTATCGTCTGGTCAAATCAGTCTGACGTAAGAGAATTTTAGGAGTGACTAATTAGGGGTCGAAGGGTCTCCCCAAAAATTCTCAGGTGTGGTGAGCCTGGGCTCCTTTCAAAGCTCTTCGGCTTCTACCTAGTCACTCCTACTATACTCATATTCTCTTTGAAAGGAGGTCTTCACTATTAATACACGAGATCAATCACCTAAAAATCAAATTCGACGACCTCCTGCTACAACGCCCGAGGCAAGAGAGAATCAAATGATTGCCGATGCGATGAGTCTGGCAGAAAAGCAGCTCCGAGAGGGAACCGCAAGTTCCCAGGTCATCACGCATTTTCTGAAACTTGGATCTACAAAAGAGAGAAAAGAATTAGAACTTCTCGATTATCAAAAAGATCTTATGAAGGCCAAAACAGAATCTATTCAATCAGGAAAGAGAGTCGAAGAACTATATCTTCATGCGCTTAATGCAATGAAATCCTATAGTGGAAATCGATCGGAGGCAAATAATGATTAAGACTTATAATGAGCTCCGATATCTCTCCACCTTTGAAGATCGCTTCGATTATTTGAAGATTGGTGGTGCAGTTGGTGCTTCTACGTTTGGGTTCGAACGATATTTGAATCAGATGCTCTACAATTCTAGAGAATGGAGACAACTTCGAGATTCAATTATTGTTAGAGACTCAGCTTGTGACCTTGGGATTGAGGGTCGAGAGATCCGTAGCTGTATAATTGTACATCATCTGAATCCAATCACAATTGATAATATTGAACATGGTGATGACTGTGTATATGATCCAAACAATCTTATTTGCACGCATCATAACACGCACAACGCCATTCATTATGGCAATAAATCAAATCTTATCCAACTTCCAAAAGAACGGACGAAAGGAGATACCTCTTTGTGGACAGCATACTAGATTCTATTAAAGGACAACTTGGGATTGCGACTGGAGACCTAAACTTTGATAATGACGTTATCATGAATGTCAATACTGCTCTGATGTCAGTTCAACAACTTGGGATTGGCCCAACAACAGGCTTCAGTATTTCGTCTTCGGAAGATTTATGGGAAGATCTCCTTGGCGATCGTCTAGATCTTGATGGAGTTAAAACTTATATTTACTTGAAAACACGTTTGACGTTTGACCCTCCACAGAATGGCTTTCTAGTGGACGCAATCAAGAATCAAATTACCGAACTTGAATTTAGAATTAATATTCAGGCGGAAGGAGGATCATAATGGTTGCTGATACAACAAAAAGTATAAAAAACGCTACAGATAAAGAACTTAGTGCCTTGCTTTGGCGTATAAGATCTGAACGAGATGCTTTACGTATAATGAGAGACATGAAATTAAAAAGCATTTCAAATCCAAAAGGACCTTTTCCTTCGTATTCTACTGCTGAGTCTTTTAGTACAGAAACAGTAGTTTATAATGGAAAATCAATTAAAGGAATGACTGATTTAGAACTTTCTGAATTTCTTACTCGATTAGAAAAAGAAAATCAACTTGCAACAGTTATTCTTGATATTAAAGAAATGAATGTGCCTCGTATAAATAGTGATGGATCATATCTTGAAAGCCAAACATATGATGGATTAAATCTTAATGCTCCAGTAGAGAGTCTATATCATAAAAGAATAGACAAAACCTTAGAGCATTTTGGTATTCCTGGTATGCATTGGGGCATTCGTCGAGGTTCTTCTAGTAAGTCAACAAACGTATCAGATCATATGCAAAGTCGGCTACTTAAAAAGAAAGGTATAAAAAAGCTTAGTACGGCAGAACTAAGAACATTAAATGATCGTTTACAACAAGAAAAAACATATAAAAATCTAAATCCTACTATTATGCAAAAAGGTAAACAGATAGGAACAGCTATTTTAACTGGAACAGCTGCGGTTACAACTTTATATAAGTTTGCACATTCTCCAGTTGGTAAGGCTTTAGGAAATAAGATGGTTGGTGTTATTGCTAAGATTGCACGTGGTGGTGTATAGTGTATGGGATTATCAAATACGGCAACTCCAAAATATTATGCGCAATTTCGAGATGAAGTTTTGCATGGAAATATTCCAGTATGTAAAGAACTTTCACTAGAGATGAATCGTATAGACGAACTTGTTAAAAATAAAGGCGTCTATTATGATGAAGATGTTGTTGAAGGCTTTATTGAATTTTGCGAACGAGAATTGACATTAACAGACGGTGCCGATTTGATACTTTTAGACTCTTTTAAAATATGGGCCGAACAAGTTTTTGGTTGGTACTATTTTGTTGAACGAAGTGTTTATGAGCCAAATGCCGATGGACATGGTGGTAAATATATTCGCAAAATGGTTAAGAAAAGACTTATAAATAAACAGTATTTGATTGTTGGTCGTGGTGCAGCAAAATCAATGTATGCATCATGTATACAAAATTATTTTTTAAGTGTTGATACATCAACAACACATCAAATAACTACTGCGCCAACAATGAAACAAGCTGACGAAGTCTTATCTCCAATTAGAACAGCTATAATTCGTGCTCGTGGCCCGTTATTTAAGTTTTTAACGGAAGGATCTATTCAAAATACAACAGGTTCTAGAGCAAATCGCGTTAAACTTGCCTCCACAAAAAGAGGAATTGAAAACTTTTTAACAAATTCTATAATTGAGATTCGTCCGATGTCTATCGATAAACTTCAGGGGTTGCGCCCAAAAGTTGCTACAGTCGATGAATGGTTATCTGGTGATATTCGTGAGGATGTTGTTGGGGCTATTGAACAAGGTGCTTCAAAACTTGATGATTATTTAATTATAGCTATAAGTTCTGAGGGTACTATTCGTAATAGTTCTGGCGACACAATAAAAATGGAACTTATGAATATTTTAAAAGGTGAGTATATCAATCCACATGTTTCAATTTGGTATTATCGACTTGATGATATTAGTGAAGTTAACAATCCAGAGATGTGGGTAAAAGCTAATCCAAATATTGGAAAAACTGTAACATATGAGGCATATCAGTTAGATGTTGAGCGAGCCGAGAATGCTCCAGCAACACGAAATGATATTCTTGCTAAAAGATTTGGAATACCAATGGAAGGTTATACCTATTTCTTTACATATGAGGAGACACTCCCACATCGTAAAAGAGATTTTTGGTCTATGGCTTGTGCATTGGGTGGCGATCTTTCGCAAGGAGACGATTTCTGTGCATTTACCTTTATGTTTCCTTTACCAGGAGGTAAGTTTGGAATAAAAACAAGATGTTATATTTCATCACTTACTTTAATGAAACTTCCAGGTGCTATGCGGATTAAGTATGATCAATTTCTTGAAGAAGGATCTTTGATGGTCTTAGATTGTACAGTTCTTGATATGATGGACGTTTATGACGATCTTGATAAGTTTATTATTGATTGCCAATATGATGTTCGTTGTTTTGGGTTCGATCCATATAATGCTAAAGAGTTTGTAACACGGTGGGAGTCAGAAAATGGGGCTTTTGGCATTGAGAAAGTTATACAAGGAGCTAAGACCGAATCAGTTCCATTAGGTGAATTGAAAAAGTTAGCTGAAGAACGCATGTTATTGTTTGATGAAGACCTGATGTGTTTTGCCATGGGTAATGCTATCACCATGGAAGATACCAACGGCAATAGAAAATTACTTAAGACAAGACGCGATAGAAAGATTGACCCGGTGTCAGCAATGATGGATGCCTATGTCGCATATAAAGCACACAAAGATTCGTTCGATTAAAAGGAGGTATTCAATGACAAAAAACCAATACCTCGCCCATTACGAACAGTTCCTTCAGAGCTTGTGGCTATAATTAGATAATCATCAACTTTAGATGCGCCTTGCTCTACAGCACCGATTACATCTTCTCTAACATCTCCAGACAACCACTCGTCAATAGTTGCAACTTTACATCTAAGGCCTTGAAGTTTACCAATGCTCATTGGTCTGATCTCTAACAATGAGCCTGTAAGAAAGTTCTCAACCCCTTTTTTAGTGGCTGTCAATTTCATACGTCTGGCCCTTGACCCGGTAGTATTCTGTAATGATCCCTCTGTTAGGAATTTGAACAATGGTCCCCGCGATCTTGTTATGGCCGTTCGTATCGGAGACATCACTTCTTCTGCTTGTTTCATTGTTGGTGCGGTAGTTATCTGATGGGTGGTAGTTGTATCAACATTCAGATAGTATGATTGCAGACAAGAGTCGTAAATTGACTTCGCCGCACCCCTTCCAACTATCAAATACTGTTTGTTGATCAATCGTTTCTTGATAGATCGTTTAACATAGTGTCCACCATGTCCATCGGAGTTTGGCTCATATACACTTCGTTCAACAAAGTAATACCAACCAAATACCTGCTCACCCCAAACTTTAAAGCTGTCTAATAAATTTAAATCAGTACCATCAGTAAGAGTTAATTCGTTTTCGCAGTAATTAATCCAACCTTCGACAGCTAAGTCATCATAGTATATTCCAGGATTTGCTATTAAATCATCAATGCGATTCATTTCCATTGAGATTTCTTTGCATACTGGAATATCACCTCTAATTACAGCGTCACGAAATAATCCATAATATTTTGGTACGGCGCAATTAGATAATGCCATATGAGAACTCCTTTAATTTATCCGGTATAATTTTTAACAATCTTTTGTGTGGCGTATACTGCTACATAAGCAATTGCTGTATTTCTTATTATCTCAGCATGTGCTTTGGTAAGCGCTTCTTTGACCGGCATATCATGATTAATCACATATTGAGCCGCTCTACGTTGAGTGTTCTTCCCATAAGTCAATCGTTTTACCTTTGGTAGCGAGGCTTTTATTTCGGAAGTCTTTGCTTTTACTTTGTCATGCCTATTCTTCTCAGCGGTCTTTAGTGCGACCCTAGCGTCGTCAACATTTCGCAAAGTCGCACTTCTATTGGGTTTACCGCCAGCACGTTTTCCCCAGTGCATACCCAAAACTCCGTAATGTGCCAACTGATTATCAGTCATGTTATCACCCTTTCATTTGTTTAATGGTCATTGCTAAAGCCAATGCCGAACTAGTGACTGCAATAGCTGTTCCTGCGACTGATAGAATATCATCGACAGCTGTCTTACCCGCAGTTAGACGCGAGGTCGATAATGTAGTATACTGTTGTTCAAGGCTCATTCTTGTAACCATCTTTTTAAGATCGGCATCTGTGATTTCGGCAGGGTTAGGAATCTTCTTAATCGCTTTATTCTTCTTGACAAGATTAACAGACTCATTTGTCTTCTTCAAATCACCAATAATTCTTCCAGTGCTATCTACGCCAGTTTTTGCAGTGGCTAGATGTTTACCCCACTTCATTCCTAATACTCCAGTGTGTTGTAAATAGGGATTCATTTTATACCTCCTCTTCAGGTGCTTCTGCAGCGACTTGCATTCTCCACTCTAGTTCTGTTATCAAATTATTAATTGATTCAATAACTGCCGAACTTGCTGGAGGATCAAAAATTAATTTAACTTTTAGATGAACATAACTTTTTACCATTTCTAGGGTTTTACTTGCTCCTAGGAATTGATCCCATGTCTCAGTGTTATCTGCTATGGAAAATCCAGAAGTCGGACCAATGCCTATTTGAGTAGCCATGGATATAGCGGTGTTAATGTACATTGTGATGTCAGAATCAAAGTGAGTATACTCTTCAGCGATTCCTAATAACTTCTTTATCGACGTAAGGATACTCGTCATATAGTCCTCCTCTTAATGTTTCCAAGGGCATGTGTCATTTCTACTTCTTTCTACATGCGGTTTCGATAGTAATTTTTCATCTCCGTAATGTATAGCGTTGTGAGTGGTTAGTCTGTTAGTTGTGATAAGAAATTCTGGATCTAATAAAATGTCTGTATGATTTTCAATGTCTGTTATTTTTATCGGATTCATATGATGAACCATAATTGAACCTTTCGTAATATCCATGAACTCAATTCCCAAATCGCATCCGTAATCTCTAACAATAACCCTGTCTCTCACTTGGCGCCATTCTTGTGATGCGTAGAATATCTGGTTGAACACTCTGTCGAAACCGAAAGTAGATTTTCCAACATTACCTTTTAACTGCAAGTATCTAAATCGTTCTTCGAAAGTTTTGAGCCTTATTAATTCTGAATAGCATCTAATAATCATCGGAATCTTCTTGACCTCCGTAATTACGCATGGCTTTTAACGCGTTAGAATATAGTTCTTCAACTCGTTGTGCCGATTGTAGAGCCTGGGTTTTAGCCTCCAACAATTCTTTGTCGAGAACTAGTTTCTCTTTTTCAAGTCGTTCTCTTGTAGAGCCAATTTTTAAATAATGAGTTATGACTTGCGA